GCCGCTGGCGCCGCAGCAGTTTGCTTGGGAGCCGTTGGTTTTTTGCCTTTGGCTATACCTGCAATGAGCCTTAGATCCTGCAATATGGCAACACGAGCATTTGGCTTTTGCTTGGCAACAGCAAGAGCTATCTGTTGAATGATGTTTGGATGAGCTGAACGTGTGGCTTCTGTTATCTTTTGCGTGTTGAGTATGTCAATTACCTGCTTTGCCTGTGCGGGTTTCAGCTTGGCTATCTCGCTGCGTATGCCGGATGCTGTGCTCAATATCTTCTGACGTTCCTGCCAGATTATCTCTCTGAGATATGCTTCAGCAGCAGCCTTGCCTTCCTTGCTCAGCTTGTCGTTTACTTCTCTGTCTAACTCGGCATCCCCTGTCTTTATCACAGGAGCTTGTGTTTGCGTAGCAGGCTGTGTTCGAGACGGAGCTGCTGCAGCCGCAGGTGCTGCAGCTGTTGTTGCGGGTTTTGATACAGTCTGCTTGTAACCAGGCACAGACGTCGCCATCGATGCTGTTGCGCTACCGCTAGTAGAAGCAGGTGCCGGCTTTGCTGTTTGCTGCGCTGGTTGAGCCTGAGGTTGAGCTGGTTGCTCTGCAGGCTTTTGATCGCTTGCTGCAGCTGGTGCTTCTGGCTTTGCTAGCGTTGGTTCTTTCTTAACGGCCTTTGCTGCTATGGCAGGCAGCTCAAGTCCATATTTGTCAAAGACCGACTTGATCTGCTCATCACTGAACCCAGCTTTCTTTTGCGCCAGATATAGGTCCTCGTCTGTAGCAGGACCAGCTTCCATCAGCAGTCGCAGTCCATAATTTACCGCAACAGATTCTTCAAAATCATCTACAGAGTTGATGGATTTGCTTGATCTAACTCCCGGCTTGTATGTCTTTGTTTGTCCTGGATATGCATCATCTTCCCCGCCCCCAGATTTGCCATCATATGGACTTGCCATGGCTTTTCGCATCCTTGCAGCTGCTTCTATGTCCTTGTCAAATCCCTTAGCTGCCTCCGGATTCTCTAGCTCAACGAATGCCTTTTCAATATTTGCACTGCCACCACCGATGCTGCCTCCGTGTGCTTCAGCTGCAGCGCCCATGGCTAGCATGCTAAGTTCACTTCTGTCAATTTCTGCTCTGAGACCAGATTCGCCAGCATTTCTTATCACAGAATCGACAGCTTTATTGAAGCTGTTGTGATCAGTTATCTTACCGTCTTTGGCCATCTGCTTGAGATCATGTACCATGTCGTCCATGGTCTTGTGATGCTGAGGATCAGCTATTGGTGCATGGGTGCTGGTGTTGGCCATCATCATGTGACCAAGCTGTCCAACTGCGCTAGCTGCTAGGCCGCCTATGGCACCCGCAGCCAAGCCCATTGCAGCGCCCTTGGCACCTGCTTTAGCAGCGCTCTTCCAATCTTGACCTGACATCTTAGCTCTAGCAATGCTGGCTAAGCCACCTGCAACTGCACCTGCTGCTTGTGGGCTAGCAGTGGTCATTAGCACAGCTGCACCAGCAGCACCAGATATGGCGGTCAATGCTAGCGATTGTAGATCTGGATTCTTTACTGCAGTTTGTGCGAGTTTCAACAGTTCTTTCTTGGCAGCAGCATCCTTGATTGACGACAACGCAGTCTTTATCTTTGCGCCAAACCCTTTGACAGGCGTGCTTTGCTTGGCATCCGGGATCTTATCATAGAATTGATGTTGCAACTTCTCTGGAACGATATCCCCAAGGCTAACGGCTTTTGGTAAACCACTTGGTTTCATCGCCCCAAAATCAGCCATTATCTTTTCGTAGGTGGCCGGATCAATAGCTTTTGCTTCTGCTAACCTGCTCTCATCAAGTTTCCGGGTCAGCCATGCGCCATATGGCTTGAGAAAGCTGTCGCGCATCTCCGTGAGCTGCCGCTTGGTCCGTGCATCGGTATCATATACCAGGGATTCAAAAAGTTCGTCTCGGAATTCAAAAGCTTTCATGCTACACCTGATAATTGTCTCAATGCCTGTTGGGCTGACGCTATGCGATTATATGAAACCTGCGCGTTATTTTGCGGTGCAGCTGTTGCAGCTGGTGCAGCGGCTCCTGCGGGTTGACCTGCTGTGCCACCGGCAGCTGCTGTGGTTGCAGTTTGTCCCGGTGCTGCTTGTCCTGCAGCAGCACGTTGCTGTGGCTGTTGTGCTGGTTGATCGGTCTTATCTCCCAGCTTTTCTATCTCCATCTTTCGCACGGCTGCCACGCCTATCAGCTTGTCAACTAGCATGTCAGCGACAGCGCCGTCTTCGATACCCCAAACGCTCTTTATGGTTGCATCATCATTGGCTAGATCAGCAGCTGAAATATCAACTGGCTTGATACCCGTACCTAGCTTGGTTTTCATGGATTTCAGTATGCGATTTATCTCAGCATCTGACAGCTTCATCTTGCGCATGTAGAGATACAAGGCTTTGGTGGGCAATTGATTCATCGTGGCTTTGGTGATAGCCTTACCTTCAGCATCTTGATATCGTCCAGCCAACTTAGATATCTCTAAGATGAACGCATTTACATATCGCTGCATCTCCTTGGCGCCGCCAGCAAGTTCAGTATCTTTGGTGGGCATTAGGCCAGTCAACCATTTCTGTATCGGCTGCCAAAATTCTTCTAGGTTTTCCTTGGAATAGTCTTGTGCCCTCATGGTTGATTCACCTTCAGCTCTTTGATCTTGCGCAGGAACTTGCGCTGATCTTCGCTCATTATGCTGCGATGCAGGCGCTTAATTAGATCCTGTGCATCTTCGTCGCTGTAATTTTCTCGTATCAGCTGAACAAGGTTTATAGCACTAGCAATCACGTGGCTTGCTCGGCTCTCTATCACGGTGTGCTTGCTCTTGGCAGGGACGAACTTGTCAAGTTCGTCAATGAAGCTGTTCATTTTATCAGCCATGGTGATCCTCATGCTAGGTTCATTATTTAGTTAGAGCATGCTACCCGATAAATACCTTTTATAAAACATCCGGAGCCTACCATGAACATCACACTGCAATCAGATGCTATGCGCGAATTGATGCGCCGCCTTGCTGAGGCAGAAGGTGGCATACTAGGTAATGACGATGCGGCAGCTCCTGCAGATCCAGAAGCGCCAGCAGAGGAACCAGCTGCACCAGAAGCAGCTGCCCCCGAAGCAGGGACAGAAGATCAACCTCAAGATGATGCAGATATTGAAAAGGTCATGACCGAGCCCAGAGATACATCTAGCGAGAAGTTTAGTCTCGGTTCGCTGGCAGATGATCTAGGACTGCAGAATGCTCAGCTGTTCAAGACTGCTTTCAATCAACTGCGCAGCGGCACAGAGCCAACTGATCCAGATCAACTGAAAGAGTTGGCTGCTGCATTTACCAAGCTGATGAGCACGGATACCAGCAATGCGCAGAAGGTAGTCAATCGCCTGCGCCAGATCTACAAGAAACCTCTGCCTAACGCCTGATCAAGCTGGTCAAACTACTTAACTGTCCAAGACTCTTGCTGATATCAACTGCTGGTCGTGCTGCAGCTGGCGTGTCTGACATGCCCTTAGGCGGTGGATTGAGATTCTTCCTGCGCAGATCATTGAACACGTCCGCACCGGCTCCGCCGCCCTGTAGCATGCTCTGCTGTTCTTCATCCAAGTCAAAAATCTTCAGCGTGTTCTGATCAAAGCCCAGATAGACTTTGCTGCCAACACCGCTAGAACTGCGTGTTTTTAGAAACTGTATCTGATACTGTCCGCGCTCTTTCATTGCTGCGCTGGCAAAGATGGATATCACGTTATCAGCTGTCTGGATCTTGGAGATACCACCACTGATCATGCTGTGATCATGTTCCTGCTCCTGCGTGGCACTTCTGTTCAACTGACTGGCTGTCACACAGACCATGTTGCGTTCCACTGCCAATCCGCGCAGCTCTTCTGTAACAAACTTGTCCTTGATGAACAGGTCGCTGGGATTGATCTTCTTGTTGTTGGGATAAAGCAGATCCAAATAATCCACCACTATCACATCACAGCGCTTCTGCGTCTCGATCTCATAGTTCTTGAGATAGGCTTTGATATCGTTCACAGTGCTGCCCTGTGGCAGCTGTCGCACATGCAGCAATCCGCTCTTGCGCTGTGCTGCCTTGACCTTGAGCTCAACCGTGTCTAGGTTGCGAAAGATCTCCTTGCTGCCAACTTCAGTGAGCATGCTATCCATGCGCATGGAGGTTAACTCTTCACTGAGTTCCAGCGTGATGTAAACCACGTTAAGCCCTTGCTTGACCATATTGAGACTCATGTTCTGTAAGAACAAACTCTTGCCAACGCCAGAACCTGCACACCAGATGGTTATCTCGCCTCTGTTGATGCCACCATAGAGCTTGTCATCCACGCTCTTCCAACCAGTGGTACACTGCCCGTTCTTGTCCTTGATCTTCAGCAACCTAGCACGCGGATCTTCAAAATAATCGGTACCGAGATCGCTCTGCAGGCTGACCAGTATGGCTTCTCTGACCAGCTTCTCTACCTCGCCATAGTTGCCTTTGTCTATGAGATCAGCACTGGCCAGCACCGCATCTGCCAGTGCGCGATTCTTACAGAACTCTTCGATCTCATCCAAGAATGCGTCTTCATGTCCTGGGCTGATGTCACCAATGTGAGCAAAGTCCAGACCAGTCTCAGCATTGACCTGTTCGATCTTGGGCAGCACACGATATTCTTCAGCATGCTTGACCATGTAGCGCACAGCCGGCCGCAGCTTGTTGACAAAGTACTTGGGATTGATGATGTTCACGCAGCGCGTGAAGATGTCTTCGCTGCTCAGCAACACACTGATCAGCAGCTTCTGTTTGTCCTCGTTGTAGTCCTTGACTGTGTCTTTTTCATCATTGCCAAATCTATCTGCCATTTACGTCCATCCTCACAATGTCTTCTTCCACACAGTCCAATCCATACTGTATCTCTATCATGCGCAGTTCTTGGTCGCTGTCGTTACAAAGCTGATGCCAAGAATCTCTATGTATCCACAGATGCTGATGCCTGCCAAACACACCCAGCAGTTCTGTACTGCTGCTGTCATCGATGCTATACACAGTAGCTTGACCGTGCGCTACGAACCAAAGCTCAGATCGCAGAGCGTGCTTCTGCATGCTGAGACGCTTACCAGGTTCAACGACCAGTTCCTTGAGCTTGACTTCGCAGCCGTCAGTGTGCAGAACCGTGTAGTGTCCCCATGTTCTGTCAACCTTCATCTAAACATCTTCCTCTTGGTACCAATCTGCAGTGCGCTGTTGGTGCGGCTGTTTATTATTGTATGCAAGGTAAACAATTTTCCATACCTACAACTGGCATCTGCGGCATCTTTCACATCATCTTCCCAGTCTGGAAAGCTCACGCTCCAACCCTGCTCCAATGCTATGTCTATCAGCCCTTGGTTGTTCCTCTGCCTATCTGGCAGCAGTATGATCTCCCTGTCTGTGCTGTTGAGCCAACTCAGCTGCTGCCTGCTCAATCTGCTGCCCAGTGCTGCCACACCGTCAATGGCGATGGCATCAAACGGACCTTCAACCAGTATGATGTATTTACGGTTGCCTTTAGTGATGGCATCGCAGTTGAACAGATAACCAGTCTGCAGATCGCTGTTGTAGTATCGCGGAACATCCTTGGGAGGAGTGCCGGCATATCTAGCAGTCCAACCAACTATCTTGTCACGATAATAGAATGGTATGATGATGCGTTGATCCAAGTTCCACTTGGTGCTAGGACTCCAATGATAGTCCCAGCTGTCAGCTACAGCATCTCCGCGACTTGACAGGTATTCCATGGTGCTGACAAATTGCGGAGCTATCTCGTCATCTTCCATTATAGCTTCAATTGGGCGTGCACCTTCTGGCAAGCTCACTTCCTTGAAATCTCGCAAGAAGTCTAGATCATCATGGCTAGGCAGTGCTATGACTCCGGCCAGCTTGTTCTGCAGCACTTCCAGCTTGATCTTGC